CCTACCGCAAACCTCGCATTTCTTATTGATCTCCATCTTCCAAATCTTCTATTTTGTGGATATACTTATCTTTCCTGATGAAAACACTCATGATAGCCATGATACCCAAGAAAAGGGTTATCAGCAGCACTATTGCAATCCTAATTATCTCCATCTTTCTCAGTCTCATTGTCATTCTCAGGATTCACGATCTCAAAGATCGGCATCACCTCATCATTACCGAATATTGAATCATCCATATAGGCGAAAGATCCGTATCTCTTACCATCCTCACCGATATGTGAATCAGAGCTCCAAACCATGATATTCTCCTTGTGCTTATAGGAAGATCCTCTCTCCCTATACTCGGCATCGAATACCTGACCTTTCTTGATCGATCCGTTATCATACAGAGCCCTGATCTTGAACTTTGGCTCCATTCCCAGCAGAACGCTGATCTCATATGCTGGAATATCGACATCCCTCTCATATCCCTTGGTGATGGCATAATTGAGCAGATGGCGGATCTCGGCATCAGTCAGCTCACGATCCCCGATGGAGAAATAACCCTTCAGGTCTTTCTTCCAAAATAGCTTCTTGAATCCCTTCAGATTCGTTGTTAGATGTCTTTTTACTATCATAGCCTTTTCTTGAATTTATGAATTACTTATTTTCCTGCGATCTGAGAGCGTTTCTCGATCCCACCCTTATAGTTATCCATTTTCAGGGTGAAAATCGATCCTTGCCCCGTTTCTGTGCGAATTACCCCCTATATGAGCCGTTATAGAATATTATCCTCTCCATCATCTCATTGAATCGGTCTGCGATTCTGTCTCCGTACTTCTGCCTGATTTCCTCAGGCTTCAGATTGGTGGTGACGATGGTGAATAACTGCTCATCGTAGCGGTATGAGAGTAGATCGACTACGGGATTCAGGATATTTCCATAATCCATGACCTCTGCTGGTTCCAATCCCATATCATCGATTGCGAGCATCTTCTTCGAGCGGATCTTCTCGAACTTGGCGAAATCATCCTTATTGAGCCTTGCGATCTCCCTTGCATCGATCCTGAACACCGTCATACTCTCATTGTATGCATCCTTCATATCGAGATAGTTGATGAGGGATCGGATGGCAAGCATGAGGGTGGTCTTTCCGTTACCTGGCACTCCGCAAAGGAGAATACCGAAACGATCCTGCTTGGTGAGCCATCTTGCAGCCTTGGCGATCTGATTTTCAAGCTCAGGATTCTTATTGAATCTACGATGGCGATATTCTACCTCTGCCATATAGGATGCCGTGAGCATATCGATCACCTGAGATTCCTCATAGGGGAGCTTAAAAGTCTCCCTCGTAATCCTGCCCTGAAGAAGCCGTGACTTCAGATCCTCTACGTTTATTTTCACTCCCTTTTCTATTTGCAGCATTTTCAGTCTCCTTTTTCTCGTTAGATAATCTTATTCTAAGCCAATCATGGAAATGCGATCTTATATCATTGAGATTCTGATGTACGGTTCCCTTGCATCCGATTTCGAGAGAGAAATCATCGAGCCATTTCCTGACATCATCGATACCTTTCAGATGGAATCTCATCGCAATCAATTCAAGCCAAGTTTGGGAGTTTTTCAGTTCATCGATGAACTTTTGCTCGGACTCCCCTATATGAGAGAGAGAATATATATTATTTATATTATTTAAAGAAGGTTGCGATTGGTTTTGCGCTGGTGTTGCGATTGGTTTTGCGCTACCTTCCATATCTCCCTGATTCTCAACATCTTGGTTTTGCATCGGTTTTGCGATTGGTTTTGCGATTGGTTTTGCGTTTTTGCTTTCGGTTTTGCGATTACCTTTGCGCTTACCTTCGTAACCCATTGATTCTGAATTGATTGGTTTTGTGATTGGTTTTGCGCTCAACTGATACTCATCATAATTGACTATAGTGATGCGAGTCCAATGCGTATTCCCCTCGATCCGAATCATCCCGTCACCCTCCAATTTCCTGAGGAAACGATGGATGACATGATAGTCCGCTTTCCATTGCCTTGATAGTCCGCTCTGAGTGGTGATGAGCTGACCCCTGCCACAGAAAATATTCTGCCCTGAGATAAACTCAGTCGATGGCTCGAAATTTGCCGTGATGATGAGATCAATCCACCATTTCAGCCTCTCAGGGTCTTTCCAAATCCAATGACCCTTGATAGCCCTTGATATCAATATCCATCCACTCATTGCCATTATTGTTAATTCTTCATTTATAAACAGAGTTTAATATGGTTCATTATCGATATCGATCTCAAACCCCTTCTTTGCCACATAGGTGAGCTTCCCCGTCTCCCTGCTGATGAACCATGAGAAATCCTCAGGATTACTATTATTACCTGAAAGATGGATCAGGATGATCTCATGTACCTCACTCAGATCATTAGCCAAAAGGAAATCCCTTGTAGTGTTCAGCTCCATGTGAGAATGAAGGAGACGATCCCTCATTCCTGCTGGGGTGATCCCGTTCTCGATATTATAATCCAATATATCATCCGAATAGTTTGCCTCGATCATGATATGATTCAGCCTCGGAACCACGTACTCAACCATCATCGTATCGGTGATGAAAAGGAGCCTTCCCATCTCCTGATGCTCGATGATGAAGCCGAGGCACGGAACATCGTGGGCAATACTCAGGGTGAACACCTTGAATCCACCAACGATATACCCGTGCTTTGGCTCGATCTCCTTATGAAAGGCAGCGATCCTGATATCATGCGACTCAAAGACATCTTTGAGGGCGAGAACCCTGATCCCTGCCATGAGGAAATCATTAACGTACTTGGCATGATCGTTGTGGCGATGGCTTATCAGGCATCCCCTGACCTTCGATAAATCGAATCTGAGAGCCTTTTTCACCTCCATAAGTGGAATACCAGCCTCTATGAGTAAAATCCCGTCATAGGCTTCCAAAATATAGGAATTCCCGCTCGATCCTGAACCAAGACATCTTAGCTTCATACGATAATGATTTAGTATGGATCAACATTATTCTTCTCTGCTGCCTGATCGGTAGCCTGAGCCGACTCAGGCACATCGGTCTTGACCTCTCCCGTCTCGGTATCGACATTCTCATAGACCGCATCATCAGTCTTGATTTCCTCGACATTGGCATTCTCAGCGATGATGGTATTACGGGATGTCTCCGAATCCTCGAAATCATGCTCGATGGCTCCCTGCATCTCAACGGAGAGATATCCGTATTTCGAGAGAAGTCTGCGGATGACGGTCTTCAGAGCCATATCATTGAAGTTACCCTTCCATCCTACCTCGGTGGAGATCTTTCCCGACTGGGCATCCTTGATGAGCGATGCCTTGGTGGGCTTATCCTTACCCCTGAACGATGGAGAATATCTCAGGGCATAGTCTGCCATATCCTCGATGCTGACATAGAGGGTCTTGTTGAATCCGTTCAGCAGCTCGAAGTAGCAGAAATATCCCACGATCTTATCGGATTTCTTCTCCCCATCGAAGGCGATCTCACCCGTGAGCTTCGATACCTTACGAACCTCTCCCTCATAGACATAATCGGCATTGATGGTACGATACTGACCCGTACGCATTGCGAGCTGGATATAACCCTTATAGCCAGGTACGAATGTCGGGGTTGGAACCTTCTCCCATTCCCCTTTCTCATTCTTCTGAGAGTTATTGAACACGATGATGTAGGCGAATCCGAGAGCCTTGTTGAGAGGGAGTTTCAGGGTTGCAGCCCTGAGGGCTTCTGCGATCACAAGAGCTGGCTTGCATTTCTGAAGCTGCTTATCTCCCGTATAGAGATCGATGAGCGATGCCACGAAAGCATCCTTATGATCTCCGAGGGCATTCTTGAACTGAGCCTGAACTGATGGAGCATTTACGACCGACTTCAGAAGGTCGATAGGTTTCTCCTGAACCTTTGCAATTTCGTTTGCCATAATTGTACGTTGAAATTTAATTGTTAATAATATGATTTACTCTACCCTGAGGGTATTATCCGTATCTGTCACCACCAATCGGATGATCTGAGAATCCGATGGGATGATCTGATTCACCGACTCCGCATTATCGATGAAGATGGGGGCAGTCATCCCCTCATTCCTGCATATTGCGTTGATGATATCGATTCCCGCATTGATCCTCCGTGCATCATTCAGGACTGAATAGGGGACTCCGTTCACCGTAGCCTCGCAGGTCTCAACCTCATCACCATTGACCTGAAGATCGAACATCTTGAATCTCACCATCGAGAAAAGTCCGTTGATACGGCTCTCGACTGCATCCACCTTAGCCTTTCCGAACTGCTGGATGGTGAACTCGATACCCTCCAATGCGGCATATTCCTCGGTCTGATTCTTGTATTGGGTCTCCAATTCCTTGATACGGGCTTCATTCTTCTCGATCAGATCCTTCTTTGAGAGGCAGGATTTCAGGGCATCGATATCCTCAGACAGAGCCTTCTTCTGAGCAATGAGCTCCGAATCATCAGTCTTGGTAACGGGGGCATCAACGATGGATTGCAGATCCTTCTCCTTTACGATCAGATCCTGATATTCCTTATCCGCCTCGATGATCGGATTGATATCGGGCTGGGTCAGCTCCTTTGAGAATAGAGGATCAGCCTTGATGGTCTCGATGGTCTTTACCATCTCATCGATCTTAGCCTGATTGTCCGATATCCGCTTCTCGGTGAGCTCGATCTGCTGCTTGGTGAACTTACCCTGAGAGATATTAGCCTCCAAATCCTTCGCATTCTTCTCGTTGAAATTCTTCTTCATCTCATCCTGCTTTGCCTCGATCTCATCGATCTCGAATCTACGCTTGCAAGTGGGGCAGATGAAATCATTCTCATCGAAGTGGATCTGACGATGCTTTATTTCATTGTATTTTCCAAGAAGATCCTCCCTCTGCTTCTTCAATCGACCGAGTTCCTGATTATCGGCATCCATCTGAGCATTCAGGGATTTACGCATGGACTCGGCATTGCGGATCTTATCCATGATCTCTCTCTGCTTCGCCATATCATCGTTATAACCCTTCATGGCTTCAAGCCTGATGGCAGATATACGGTCATTCTTCTTGATCTTGATCTCATTGAGCTGATTAACCACCTTCAGACGTTCATCATTGGCGGCATTTGCAGCCTTGACCTTATCGGTGATCAGGGCATCGATCTCCGCAATCTGTTCCTGATCCGACTTGATGGATTTCTCCAAGGCATCCCAATCCTCCACCTGAGGAATGTCACGCTTTCTCTCATCGATTCGCTCAGGAATACCCTCATACTCCGCCTTGATACGGGCTTTCTTGGCTCGGATCTCCTTCTTGTATTCCTCCATCGTCTTTCCCGTCAGATTACGCAGAAGATCCTCGAAATCCTTATTTCCCTTGGCTATATCCTCATCCGATATATCGCCAGCCATACGAAAAAGCATAGCCCTCTGAGTATCGGGATGCTGGGAAGTGAAATAGGTGGGAGAGGTGATGAACTTGAATGTTTCCTCTGAACATATGGCTCCGATCTTCTCATTCCATTCCTTCAGGTTGCATGGAACATCGTTATAGAGTCTTTCTTCCTCATTACCCTCGAAACGCTTCTCAGCCTTACCCTTCGGCTTCACCCATTTCTCATTGAATCTGCGACAGAGGTTGATTTCCTGACCATTCAGGATGAGGATTGCAGATACCTCATGGGGGATCTGAGGGATGATCTTTCCCTTTGAATCGTAGGTTTTGAGATCGAACTTCTTACGATCCTTCGAGTCCTTTCCGAAAAGGAGCCAAGTGAAGGCATCGAATACGGTGGTCTTTCCCGTTCCGTTCATTCCATAGATTGATGTCATTCCATTCCTGAAATCGATGGTGACATCTGCTGCACCCTTGAAATTCACAAGATGCATCTTTCTTAATACCAAACTTCTCATAATGCGTTGAAATTATTTGTTTAACACTGTGTACGTTGTAGCCTTGTCGGATATCTCCTTGTTGGTGGGGATCCTCTGAGAGCATTGCCATTCCTCGATCTCCGACTTCCTGAAGAAGGTCTTTACTCCCTGCTTATAATGAGGAATGGATCTCTCCGATACAAGATGACGGACTCTGCTCTCCGATATATTCAGCATCATTGCCACTTCAGAAGCATCGAGGACATTCTTAGAGCCTATCAGGACTATCCTCTCGATGCGGGTAAGTCTTTCCTCGATACTCATAGAGCCTTGTTCTCAAAGAATCTGCCGAACCATGTATCACCCATAGATAACATCAACGCAAATGCGAGGATGCCGATTGCCTTAGAGATAATCAGGACACCAATCCATGCGAGGATACCGAGGTCATCCGATGGGATGGAGAATATCCCGATGATACCGACCATAAAGAGGATATTCAGGATGATAATCCTCATGATAGTTTTCAAATCGTTCTTTTTCATGACAATGCCATTTTAGGGAATAGATCATTTACACTCACATTGAATTCCTTGGCGATGATACTCTTTGCGAGCTCATCGGGGGTCTGTCTGCCTGAGAGCCACATCCGAACCGTAGTCTCCTGACGATGTGTGATCTCTGCCACCTTAGAGATGAAAAGCTGGGCTGCGGTGGGCTTCTGCTTCTCATCCTCGTAGAGTTGTTGGAAAGTTTTTTTTGCCATATTCACACTTTTTACAATTAAATATTCGCTTATTAAGCACTAATTTTATATATTTGCAGCCAAATTCTTATTTGTTGGCTCAATAACTTTAAGTATTGTGCTGCAAAATTAGAACAAATATCTTAGAGTAACAACAAAAATATTAGATTTCTGCTCTAAATTAAGTTTTTTTAATAAAAGGTTATGGATACAAAGGAAAGATTGTTGCAACTGATTGATGCTTTGGGGATTTCAAAATCCGAGTTCGAGAGGAATTGCGGTCTCTCGAATGGATATTTGAATAGCATCAGGAATGGGATTGGCTCTAAGGGTCTTGCTCTAATCCTTGCCAGCTATCCCCAAGTGAACAAGACATGGCTCATTTTCGGTGAAGGAGAGATGTTCGGTGGAGAACAAGAATCCCCGTCAGAGATCCCGCATGATAGGGATCCGCTTGGCGGGGATAATAACACTCAGGTGATCGGGAACGGGAACCATATCAACAACCCAACCACCCTCGATAAGGCGATTGATGAGATCGCAGCTCAGAGAATGGTGGTGCAGAAGTCTCAGGAACAGATCGACAGACTATTATCTATAATAGAGAATATGAATAATAAATAATATAATATATGGATAGGACGAAGGATCTTTCCTTTTTCCTGATCGATCTCATGAAATCGGTCATCAGGAAAGAGGATCTGCTGAATGAGAAAGCCGATGAGCTTATCCTGCAAATCGGCAAGGAGATAGACAGAATGAAAGTCAATAATCTGCCAACGGATGATATCGAATTCCTTCATGATACCGCCCTTTGGCTCAAATCCGAGGTTTTATGAGAAAGCATTCATACGCACTGGCATTCGCCATGATAGGCATCGGGATCGGTGCTTATTGGGTATCAGAGAGCAATAGCCCGACAATATTCCCCGTCATTATCGGAGGGTGTATCGGGATCTTCATCGGGTATTTCGTAGCTGGATTGATCGAACAGATGCATAATCAGGGTGAATCATGAGCAAACCGAGGGTATATTCAGATAATTCCCTGAGAGTGATGGAGAGATTCTTTCAGGCATTCGAGATCTGCCAAAAGATGAAGCTCATCGGATCGGTGACGGAGTTCTGCAAGGTTCAGGGAATAGACAAGGCGCATTTCTATACTCAGAGGAAGGATCCGAGCAAAGGATTCTTTCAGGTCGGATGGATCGTGCCCCTCATTGAGGTATGCAATATCTCAGCCCATTGGATCATGACGGGCAGGGGAGAGATCTTCAGGAACATGAAAAAGGATGGGGAGCCCGCATAGAGCCCCCTATCTTTTTCGTGAGCGCACGAAAATGATCTCACCCTTATAGTTTATCATCCGAATCCTGATCCGCAGTCTCAGGGGATTTCTTGGAGCCTGAGAGAATATCGGGGATATTCGATACTGCTTTCTGCTTATTCTTATCGAGTACCTTCACATAGATCTGAGTGGTTGAGAGGTCACGATGTCCCAGCAGCTTCGAGACGGTATATATATCCGTTCCGAGATCGAGCATCATGGTCGCAAAGGTATGACGGGCGCAATGGAATGATATCTTCTTATGGATCCCTGCATTCAAGACCCACTCCTGAACCGCCTTATTGGTGCATGACGGAGAATGGATATCCTCAAAGATGGGATCATTGATCCCCTTCGGATCGCCCATGAGCTGCGCTGCCTGAGGGGTGATATCGAGATATTCCTGCCCATCGGTTTTCTTCTGCCTGAAGATGATTCGGGTGAAATCGCCCTGCTTATGAATATCGCCCCACTTCAGCCTCAGGATATCGCTCCGCCTGAGCCCCGTCATGCATGAGAAAAGGAACGCATCCTTGATCCTCGGATATTCGCAATCCGTCTGAGCCAATATCCTGACCTCATCGATGGTGAGATACATTCGGGTTCCTTCCTCAGGTCTGAAACGCTCCACACCCCTGCACGGATTGATCGGGATGATCCGATCCTCGAAAGCCTGATTCAGGCAGGCACGGAGCTTATTGAAATAACTGAGCTTTGAATTTCGGGCGAGGGGTTTATCCTTGATCCTCTTGCGATAGTCGTGACTCCAAGCCACCGCCTCATTATCGAGATAGTCCCTGAAGCCCTGCACCCATTCAGGGGTGATGTCCGCAAAGGTGATCCTCTCATTCTTCTCATACTTCATCAGATGATGGAGGCATGAATACCAATTCCCCCAATTTCCCCGACTCTCAGGATTCCCATGTCTTTTCTCGCACATCGCCCTATAATAATCAAAGAATAGGGCATCGAGCTTATAATTCGACTTGAATCCGAATTCCCCGTTCTGATACTCCACGATCCTCTTTGATTTGATGGAGTTTGCGAGCTGCATGGTTTGTCGGTTCTTTTCCTTATCCTCCCTTGTCTTTTCGGGGATGAGATAGAGCTTCAGGAACTCATACTCCCTCTTACCTCCTATATAGATATCGAGATAAAGACTGATATTCCCATTCGCCAGCTCCTTCTGCCTGATCCTGATCGGCTCCTTGATAGTTTTCTCTATTGCCATAATGCGCTGAAATTTGTTACTTATGTTACTTTTCCATCTTGGGTAACAAAATGGTAACGCAAAGATAGCACATTATTGGCATACCATCAGCATATTATATCAAAGATTTATGAATTATTAGCAATTCGGAAAGTCCTTTATTTACGGCTATTTCCGTGTTCTTAGATGTTATCCGTATGCTATCTTAGAAATCTCTTAGAAAAGCACAAAATCGACTCTCTACTTTCCCACGCAGAAAGTTCTGAGTATTCTTGGATCACCTGATTTTATCAGGGTTTCGGATGCTCTAAGAGTGGCACGGGTAACAAAATAGTAACATTTTTGAAAATATCCCTGAGGCTACCAAGGTCTTTCGGAACTCTTCGCTCTCAGGGATTATAATTTCAACGCAGGGGCAAAGATAAGCATTTTCCGTGAAACTTCCAAGAAAAAGAGGGAAAATCTCACGATTCCCCCTCCCAAAGGCTTATGGATATTAAAGATTGTTGCTCAAATTAATGATTTTATTATCTTTATTAGTGGTTTCCTGAAGATCCATCCCACCATTCCGAGAATGAGGGCGAGGGTATAGGGGAAGAACTTGATCGAGGTGGACTGCCACCATGACAGATCCTTCTCTACATAAACGGGAACCTCCACCTTCTTATCCTTATACCTATATTTATATATGGTACGGATGCTATCCTTATGCTCGATGGGCTTCTGAAACTCCGCTGGCTTCTTCTGAGCCTTGTTTTCGAGGGAGTGGGATAGTGATCCATCAGGATTGATCCTCGCATCTGACACGGCATAATCGGTCTCTAAATGGGATATACTATCCTGAGTGGTTCTCTCCGATTTCTGAGCAGGGATCTCGATATATAGGGTATCGGTTATATATTCGGTGCGGATCTCCACCTTCACATCAGATGAATCCTTCTCGATGGTCGTTGTGGTGGTGGATCCCGCTCCCCGCTGAGTGGCGCATCCTGACAGAAAAGAAAGCATAATCAGTGCGCCACCCAGCATACCAACATACCTATTATAAATCGCCGTGAAAAGAAATTTCCGATTAGTCATAGATGAATCCTCCATATATGATACTATTGATCCTGCGCTTCCATCCGTTCTCATATTTGAGATTGGTGTATTTCTTACGTTCCTGAGGGGATGCGGTTCTGCCGATCCGATTCTCATATCGCCTGATCGATGATCGGATGATATCATCGGTATAGGCAATGCGGGCTTTCTGAACCGCATCGAAGATCTCCTTCGGATCCTTGGCATTGATGGCTGCAATGGTCTTTTTACCCACGATGCCATCCTGAGCGACTCCGAGGATCCTCTGAGGGATGGTTATGCCATATCTCCCCGATGCCCAGTTCCAATCGACAACGGCATTGGCTACCGACTGATCCTTGATCTCATCGGCTTTCCATTTATCCCAAAATAAGGTCTTGATGATATCGAGCCATGTATCATATCGCATATTCCTCAAAGCCCTGACGGATGAATCCGTGAATCCATTCTTCCTGCAATATGCCTTGAAGGTGTTCAGGGTGACACCGCACATGGTGGCTCCGCCAGCATCAACGGGGTCATTGGCGAACCCCGTCTTTTTTGCAATCTCGAATATCTGTTCATTAGGAAGTCCGAGATATTTTTTGTTTACCCCTGCCTCGAAACGGAGGATGAACGGGATAATCTTGCTGATATCAGCCATATTCTTCTCCTTTCTTTATGTGGTTATTCTTCATCCTTAGCCTTCAGATCTTGAAGCGATACATCGAAATGCCTCTCAGTCTTATCGATCATGATCTTCTGTAGGATCTTCCAAAAACGTGAATCGGTATCACTCCGACATGATGAGTTGTTTTCAAGTGCCGACCAAATCTGCTCGAATAGGATAACACCCGTCACGATATAGCTCAGAGGTACATCAATATGGATGAATACCCAATGCTCCGCCATGAATCCAAGCAGGATCAGAACCAATCTCTCAGGGATCGTCTTTCTCACCACCTTACCAAAGGCAAAGGATGTGAATCTCGATGGTCTCTTAGCCTTATTCGGGTAAGCCTCCTTAACCCTCTTATCGAGCTGATAGGCAGTCCATGCATCATATAGGATGAAGGCTATCATGACAACGATTAAGGGGAATGTAGGACGGAACTCTGCGATAGCCCATCCGAGCCATCCCCCGATGGCTGCAAAGGCAATCTTCCAATAATTATAGATACTACTCATCATGTGGCTCTTAAATTTGGCACAAAGATAAGCAAAAAGTGCTTAATAAGCACCATAAATTATGCTAAAAATTATAAAATACTCTCATTTTCATTAATTTATGACAAAAAGCCATCCAATTCCCATATATCAGGAAAAGGATGGCAAAGAAACTCAGTTGATTATTTCCTATTCCTCCGAGTTGGCAGGAGTGAAGGTCTCCGTGAAATCAGAAAGAACCTGATCCACGACTGCGGTTCTTACGGATGCAGACATACCAGCCCTCTCGGTGATGGATATTCCGAACTCACCATTGGTATTGCAGTTTGCAGTACCAACGATATTTGTCCCGTCATAGATATTGGCGGTTGCAGAGATTGGGTTCCCGTCACGATCCTTCTGAATATTGTAACGGATGGTGAAACCCTGAACGGTTGAGATACCAGTGGTGTTTGATGATTCGATAGTCATGATACAAAATTTTTAAAGAGTTAGACATTATTTGTTTCCATTCTCGATCAGATCCACAAGGAATCCATACATTCCAGCAGCGAGGGTGAGAGATGACTGCTCCTTGATGAATGCAAGTTCCTCGGCAGAGAATTCTTCAGCCCCCTGAGCCAATTTCTTACCGATCTTATAGGCAAGATACTTCTCATCATTATTGAGCTGCCGACCTCCATTGTTACCAGCAAAGAACATGATCTTCTGAATCTCATCAGACATATTCACTTCCTGATCATTCAGCTTGATTTCCTTTCCATTGAAATCGAGCGCATTCACATTGAAATTTACCTTCATAATCTTGATAATTTTATTGTTAATAAAAGAAATATTACCATCCTCCCGCATATCCGAATACCCATCTTCCGTTATATCTGCAATAGATGAAGACATGATAAACGGATCCGTCACAATTCACTTCTGTCTCGCTATTATCTCCTCCGATATGGATATACTGACCGCTTCGGGCTTTTACCGTCACTCTCGTATTCCAAGGTAGAACCCAAATCTCCTGCCCATCCTCGCAGCCATCAGGCAGATATGCGGTGATAGCCGAAGTGTTATGGAAATGCACCAAGGAATCATCCTTTGTCATGTAGGCGGTATTATTTCCGCTGATATGGCGCATATGCCTTTTAAGCCCCGTTACATGACCCCGATTGATATATATGGCGGTAGCTCCTATATTGGTGGTGATATTTGAATTATATTCGAGTTCCTGAGCATTGTAGGTATCATAGATATCCACATAGAGACCTATCTTCGTATAGGTATATGCAGCAGCTGCCGTATCTCTCAGATCGCACATGATCTTCTGCGATGATGATCCGTTATAGGTGTTCAGACCAATCTCAGCCCTCACATTCGATCCGCTATATCCGAGATAAGCATTACTATTACCCCTTGCATACAGATGGAACTCCGTACTATTCAGGGCTGAAGCCTGAGATCCGCCATCATAGGCTCCCGAAGTCGATACAATTGAGCTATCCGAGATCTTCAATCCTGCGATGGTTCCCTCAACGGCAGCGATCTTAATCACATTCAATAGCGATGTCTTGATATATCCTCCCTCCACGATGGTAGATCCGAGACGGGAGAATGTGATGATATCATTATCGAGATATGATGCCTCGATCTTTGAATTGATCACATTCTGCAATGCCGTTGCGAGATCCTGCATGGTGACAGAGCTTTTCCCTGCCAAGGATCCGAGATCAGAACTATTGGCTTTCGCATTGATGGTGTTCTTTAGAGCCGTTGCAAGCTCATTGGTAGAAACACTATTCAAGAATGCCAAGGATCCGAGATCCGAGCTTACCAGCTTATTATTGATGGTGGTCTGCAATGCGCTCGCAAGATTAGACCATGCAACGGAATTCAGGGATGCAAGGCTACCCAAATCGGCTGAGTTAGCCTTGGCATTGACCGTACTCTGCAAGGCAGCAGCAAGATCAGCCCATGCCACGCTGCTCTTTGTGGCGAGGGTTCCCAAGCTCGAAGAATTCGCCTTTCCATTTATCAGGTTTTGGAGATCCGTTCCGAACATTTGGAAAGTCACGGCTCCTGCGAGATTGATCCTCGATGATGCAATGGTTGTGGTGGTGGCATTCTGATTGATATAGGAGATGATGGTATCTCCATTCTCCATCTCCTTTTTCGCCCACCATGTATTACCATCACCCTTGGTGATCCATCCAGCAGTATTGATGGTATTATTGACCGTATCGATGGATGATGCGTTGGCTTGGATCTTTCCATTAGCCACCACCAAATCAGCAGCCACCAAATCGGTTGCAGCCTTCAGCGCATCCTGAATAGCCTTGTTCGCATTCTCCACCGCAGTATTGAAATCAGACAGAGCCGAATTGAAAAGAGCGAATTTTGTATCTACATCAGCCTTCTCCGTTGGGGTGGTCTTTCCGTCAGCGATAGCCGTATTGATGGAGGTCAGCAGATTATCGATTGATCCCATGAGAGTAACCTTCGCATTCAGAAGATTCGTCTTCGGGGTTCCTGACAGATAGGCATTCGCATAGAGGGTCGTATAAGTCGCAAGGATTCCATTCTTGGAGTTATTGACCGTATTGATATATTTCTGAATGGCGATAGCCTCCGCCTCCGTGATGATACCATCCGCAAAGGCTCCATCCACATAATCACCGAGATCATCAACCGCATCCGCAGTGACTCCGATAGCCTCGTTCATATCCGCAAGATCCTGAGCCAACTGAGCCCATTCCGCAAGATTCTCCAATCCTGAGGATCCTGCCTTGATCCTGATATTTCCTCCGATCTCTCCCAATACAAGGTCAAAGTATGTCTTTCCATCAGGTGATACGATCTTCTGAGTGGTTACCCGACCTGGCAATACCTCGGTGAAGCCATACAGAGATGCGTATGATCTCTCACCATCATATTCGGAGTTCAGGACTCCCATCAGGAGCCAATAGTAAGTATCTCCCTCCGTGAGCTTATGAGCGGTCTCAGAGAGATAGAAAACGGCATCCGTATCGGCACGATTAGCCCTGATATACAGATAATATTTCTTCGTTCCATCCTGAAGTCTGCCTGAGGTGAACGCTGCCACATCCCAAAACTTATACTCCGATGGATCATGGGAAGCCTTGACCGTATCGATTCCGAGGGTCATGTGCTGAACGATCCCCTGAGGGATGGTTAGCTGCTTCGTATTCTGATTATAGCTCACATAGGCAGGAACCTCGACTATTGGATCCGTCTTTCTGTTCACGAACCTGAACTGAAGGGATTCATCACCCACCAGCATTGACATGGTCTGAACCGTGATTGGATTGATCCCATTGGTGAAATTATCGAATCCAGCCTCCATGAGCGCATTCAGCATCCCGATGGTCTCCTTGGCATCACGGAATCTGCGCTTGGTGAAGCTCAGGATCGATTTCTCCACATCCTCTATCTCCACATCGATGGCATCGATCTGCTTCATCTTTGAGGAAGCGGTTACTCCCGATACGGAGCTTGATATCTCAATGGTAGGGGTATATGGAGAGGTGAGGAAATCCTTGATTCCCGTGATACGGATTGATTTCCCCTCAGGGGCGAACTGCTCATCAGAGAAAAGGATATATGCTCCGACCTTCAGATGCCCGCCTACGTTAGCCCAATTCTGCTTCGCCCAAAGACCTTGCAGGGTTCCCGTGAAGGTGAACTTCTGTTCCTCATACTCATAGAGATATCGGGCTCCCTCCCTGAACATATCCCATGATGCTCCGACCTGATTCACATTATCGCAGACATACTCATCGGGCAGAGAGCATCCGAACACGGCATAGGTATCACCTACTGCTGGCTTGAAGGTATTATTCGGCATGATGACACCATCGATCTCCTGAGGAACGATCTCGAATCTCCGAGCCGCCTTGATGGTGGTGGTTCCATCAGGATTCTGAATGGTTTTCTGCTCATGGAAATATCTAACCTCGAATTCCTTCCCATCACCCGCAAGCATTCCTGATTGGAATATGATGGTCATGGTCTCACCCTCTATCAGATAATTCTCATAGTTGAGGGTATTCGGGATCGAGGCATCGATGATATCATAGAAATTCTTCTCCGCATCGACCTCCACCACTCCTGATACTGATCCGATCCTCGATGGATAGATCTCCGAGAGATCAAGCGAATCCTCCTTCACGGCATCCGAGATCTCATCAATACGCTCAATATAATAGCCATCATTATCCGTCTTATAGATACGATCCTGATAGATGAGAGTCTGATTCTTTGGTAGAAGGAGCTCCTTTGATCCATATTTCGAGCGGTCTATATTTCTATCACCTCCCTGAACATAAAGCCTCTTTATGGGCTTCTCATCAGACTGAGAGGATCTTCCTACACCTGGCACGAATCCATTTCCCTTACCATAGGATAGGGGGAGTGGATCATTCTTGAAATACTCGACCTTACGCAGAGATATCGCCTTATTCACGATTTCCCATTCCGTCCCGAAAGTATCTGCGATATTCTGAAGGGCATCATCGATATACGAATGATTGAATTCGATGGTCTTTTCAGTCGATTCGATGCAAGTTCCGACACTCCATCCGCCACCGCTCCGCTCATTGAGATTCGCCACGATCTCCTGAATGAACTCCCTCGGAGTGGCGCACATGGGATATTTCAGGCGATGATCCACCGAATTACGCATCTTATAGAGTCCCATAAGATCCTCATCGGTTCCCATCGTCATGGTATATTCGATATTCCGAGTTCCCTGCTTCTTTATATTCTCAGGATCATTCAGGGTGAATGTCTGACCCATATACTCAACCCATGCACCGACTGGGATCTCGATGAATGCGGGGAGCGAGAATCTGAGAACCAACTGAGGCTTAGACATGATGGCTCTGTATCGGTAGGAGTTCTCCGTTTCCTGAACTTCGAGGCTCACCAATCGATCTGTCTTGCTGATAATACTTCTCCCTGACATCTTGATCTCAGGGATATCACCTTCTGTATAGTAATGGATAATCATCGAATATATTTATTTTTGAGCATTAAACTCGGTTTAACGGATAGGGATAGCCCATCCCCCATATAAGAGGGATGAGCCTCCCATATTAGAGGAAATGGGTAATAACGGCAGCAATGGTGGTTGTCGAGCAAAGGATCTCGGTAATGAATATCCCCTTACCATCGATGATCCGATAATACCCCTTATTATCCTTGAACGCACAGAAAGCACCTCCCATGAGGATCACCATGACGATCCAAAGCATCATCCACCAAGGGCAGATCAGGATGGTGCATACCTGACTCAGGATCCCGCCTGAAATGGCAAGGATAATATGCCATTTGATATGATCCGTATCGAATAGCGGCATTGCGCCAACGAAAAGCAGGGATGCGATGGTCAGGAATCCTACGAATTGGAAATTACTGCCATCCAATGCCTCGATCAGCGATGGTGCAACACATATCACCACCGCCCAAAGCCAAATAGTCCAAAGCCATCTCCACCCTCCTTTCGGCAGATCATAGACCATGTGGGAGATCGACTTGGGGAGTTCCTTCTTCTTCCAAATGATGATGCCCACACCGAGCACCAGCAAAAGGATTGCAATTACCAGCATCTTAATCATGATTCATCTTCTTTATGAATTAAACATTGTATCGAAATTGATCTTCGTGGGATATCCGATGGTGATATCATAATCCTCCACCTTCTTGATGGTATCGAGAGATTCGATATTATGGCGATGTCCCTCGGTGACTGCCTGACAAGCACCAGCATAATCCTCAACGGCATTCACCATAACCCTCCATTGCGAGGTCGGGAATGTATAATCTATACCTCCCCAGTTCTTTGTATAGGTCTCATCACCCTTACCCTCAGCCGCATCGACAAGACGGATAAGACGGCTTCTCTGCTCGAAACTGAGCCACATCGGGAGCCCTCCTATAATGAAGGAGTTCACATTGGCTGAATTGTCGAATTCCGTGATCTCACCATTCTTCTTCGACTTGGCGAGTGCCAAAAGCTCTGCCTCGGTTGGCTCTATGCCATCGAGACGCTTCAGCTCGATATTGATCTCATTGATCCGATCCCTCGTGATCTGACGCTGCTTTACGAGATCATTCAGATCGTATGGATCGGGCGCACCCATTAGGCGGGCTTCTTGGATCCTTGCGAGTTTCCAATCACCGATTGGCGATGTGTTTGATGAGAGATTCCCCATCAACTGCGCCATTTCTGCGTTCAGCGCATTCCTTTCAGCAAAATGCTGATCTTCATTCTTGATTTCGCTCATAATTAAATCTCCAATTTATTAATTAAACAAATATTTCAGATCACCCGTCTCAGCCTCCTTGAAGGCTTCATCGTAGAGTTCTTTCCTTCCCTTGCGGATATACGGCTCATGCTCAGGAAAAAGGCTCAGATAGAGCCTATCCATACTCATGATGGTTTTTCTATATGCATTATGCTCATGGATGAATGTTCCCCGCCATGACTGATAGCAGTTCCATATTTCATTCTCGGTCATCTGACCCTTATCGAGCATCCTTCTGAAAGCCTTCAGTCTCCGCCTCTCCCTGACGATCTTTCCCCGTGTGGGTCGTTTGAGGATCTTCCCCGATGGAAGGATATTATATTTGACCTGCAAGAATGCGAACCCATGACCCAGCTTCGTGATGATGGTTTTCTTTCTATTCAGGTTGAGCCTGAGTATCGAAAGTGATTCCTCTACATCTGACAGAATCACCTCCGCCTCATGCTTCGTCCTGAATATGGCAAACCAATCATCCATATATCTGCCATAGTATTTCGTACTTTTCACGACCTTCACCAATGTATCGATCAGGTTCAGGTAGAAAACGGCAAATATCTGAGGGGCTTCGCTTCCAAGATTCAACCCCTTATTCGAGTGAGATGATGTATCTATGATATAGTGGATCATAGCCATGATCTCTGCTGGCTCACCTGCAAGCCTCGGAGCGATAAGCGACTTCAGGACATCATGATCGATATTCTCGAAGTATTTACTGATATCCCCAAGGAGGATATATCCATCAGTACCATTTCGGGCTATATACCGCCTTATCATGATCTCGAAACGCTTTCTCGCAAACGTTGTTCCCCTCTGCTTCAGAGAGGCATAATTATCGTATATCAGGCATGGTCTGAGCGATGGAGTGAGAATGTTCTTTGTGAAGGATTTCTGAATAACCCTATCACGCACAACGGGGGCTTCTATCTGCCTTATATGACCTCTCTCATTCAGCTCGAAATCGATGGTCGGCTTCACTGCATAGCCACCACCCATCACTTCATCCTGAAGCTCCAAGTTATTGACGAGCATATTGCTCAGATACCGCTGGGTAGTCTCCTTCCATCGGCTCTGCTTAGTACCCTCATAGGCACATTTGTTGAGCATATTCAGCCCCATCAACTCCTGAAGTCTTGACATCTTCGATAATTCTATTATATTATTAAAAGGCAGGACGCTTATAGTCTCATCTGACGTATCAGGAAACGTCACCCTGCATATTTACCATCTTTGATGATGGAAGGTCTGATTCTCCTTATCCTCTGCATATTGCCGATATCTGTATATCGGTCTCTCAGGGTTAATCGCAGCGACATGATTGGCATTCGATGCAGTGTTATTGTTCGCATTGCCGTTGTTGTTCGCATTAGCAGCATTGGAAGCAGAAACCACCTTCAGAACCAAACCTTTTCCCTTGATCCTAATTCCCTTTCTCAAACTGAGCCTTCAGCTTATTATCGCTCTTTCTCCATGCCTTCAGACTATTGATCATCCTTATGAGATTCCTGACATCTGATGTATATTTGTCATCGGGAACCCTCAGGCGCATCATGATCCTCTGATAGTTTGTCAGGATGGCATAGCAGCTTCCAATAGCCTTTCCGATGGAAACCCTTCTTTCCTCCCATTCTGCCATACAGATGGGATATATTGAATTGGCTATCTTGATATAGTATAGCAGACTATCCGTAAGCCGCTCCAATGACATACATCTTGCATTGAGGAAAACCCGATTCTTCTGCGCAAGATCACCTTCTGCATAGAAATCATGCTCCACAAGATTATCGACTCCCTCAACGACCTGAAAATAGATCATCTCGAACTCGATCTTACTCTGACTGCGTTTACTCTTTACAACACTCATATTCTTGATTACTTTATAGGATCCTTATTGCAGCCCCACAAGAGGGCTGCAATGTTTAGTAAAACCTCTTATTTGAAGAGGACAAGCGCAGCGACACGATAGGCAACCGACGCAGGGTCA